TATTGCAGCCACTGCTTGACGGGGAAGCGCGGCAGATCGTCGGGCATCATCGGCCCTTTCTTACCGGTCAGTGTCGTGCGCACGAGCTTGCCGAGCAGGCTGCGCACGGGCACGTCCTCGCCGGCCAGCATCACGGGCGCACTGATCAGGTATTCCGTCATGTCGGTGCCGCGCTTGGTGACGGTGTACTGGTAGTTCTCCTGCAGCAGGCCCACGGCCTTGTCGATGATTTCCTGACGGCGCGCAGACAGCTCTTCCCAGCCCACGGGGTGGCTGGTGTGCGACACGCTGGTCAGCAGCCGGAACTCGGTCTGCAGGCTTTGGCCGGAGAACATCGTGAAGGCCAGCGCGCGCTCCAGGCGTTTGATGATGGTCGACTTGCCCGCGCCCTTGTCGGCCTGCACTGTCATATGCGGCCAGAAGCCCAGCAGCGCCTTGAGGTGGCCGCCCAGCGCCCACACCAGGGGGATGGTGGCGGCGTTCTGCTTAAACGTCTCCTGGAAGGCCTGGAGTACCGTGCGGGCGTCCTGCGTGGGGCCACTTGGGAAGGTCAGGTTGTGGTACGGGCACTGCTTCTCCGGCTCGGTGAAGTAGCAGTCCGGCCCCTCGTTGACGATCAGCTTGCCGTCACGCCAGGCCAGGCCCACGAAGTTGGCCGCGTCACGTGCGCCGAGGTCGGCCGTGCGCTCCAGGATGTTGACCATGCGCTTGAACGGCGCCGGCGCCCAGATCGGGCCGAACTTGCCCCACAGGTCGGTGTTGTGGAGCTGGTCGTCCATCATCACGCGGCGAATCAGCTTTGCGCCGTGGCGCGGCGCCTGCACCGACACAGCGAAATACACGGTGGGGGACTGGTCGGGGTCGCCCGTCATCGTTGAGGTGGCGCTGGCCACCGACACGCGGCTGATGGAGGCGATACGGAAGCCGCACAGGTCGGTGTAGACAGGCGTCTCAACGTCGCTCTCGCCCTGACGGTCCATCTTGGTGATGTAACTGGTGAAGTCTGGCTTCACGCGGAATTTCCAGTACTGCGCAAAGTCGTGCGCCGGCAGATACACGCGTGGCCGGCCCTTGCGCGTGTTGTCGCCCACCATGCCAGTGATTGCCCACGGCTCGAACTTGTCCAGCGCGCGGCCAAGCTGCTCGGCGCCGCGCTCCTTCAGGTAGTCGTTGACATCGTTGATCGACGCGGCCGCCGATTTGTCGTCATTCAGCCCAGTCACCCACTCGGACTGGTCGACCAACACCGCGCTGATGTTCAACGCAGTCAGGCGCTCATACAGTGCCCATGCTGCCTCGGGGCCAGGTCGCCGGCCGGCTTGCGGGTGGCCGTGCTCGAAGGGCTCGTCGTTGTCCATGCAGATGATGCACTGCTTGCCGTGAAGGAACGAGAAGTCGATGCCGTCAACGTTGGTCAAGCCGCGCAGCGCAAACGCGGCAGCGCCGGGCAAGTTGCACGTATCGATCGACAGCGCGTTGATGGCGCTCTCGACCAGGAACACACGACGAGCGCGCACCAGGCGCGCAGGGTCGGAGGTCCAGCCGTAGCCTGATTTCTCGCCTTGGCTCTGCGTCTTGACATTGCCGTTCTGCGCCGGGTCCAGATAGCGCATGTCGACCGCCACAACATGCCCTGGGTTCAACGACTTGACGATGAACGCGGCGGCCGGCCCGCCGTAGCCGACTTCACCCGGCTGGTGGCGCGAACTCGACCAGGCGTTGTAGCCCAGCGTGCGCGCGCGAAACCCGGCATCGATAGCCGAGTCAGAGATGCCGCGGCCCCTCAAGTATTCACGTGCGTGCTCACGGTCTGCGTGGCAGCGATCGGCGATGTACTCGGCCTTGGACTTGTCGCGGCGCTCTTGCTGACCCGCCGGCTTGTCGAACGGAATTGCGTACGTCTCATGCAGCCATTTCACCGCCTCCGACACGTCGCCACCGCGCACCAGAATCACCAGGTCGATACAGCTCCCGCCTTCGCCGGAGCTGTGGTCTTTCCATCCTGTCCCGTACGTGGGGTGATTGACGTAGATCGACAAAGACGGGTTCTTGTCCTTGTGCGTGGGTGAGTGATAGAGCGCCTTTTCGCCGCCGGGGCCGCGTTTGATGCCCAGTCGTTCAGCCAGGTCGTGGAGGTCGATGCGTTGTTTCAGTTCTTCGATTGAGGCCATCAGGTGGTCTCCGGTGTTGCGTTCACGCGAATGGCGAACACCTGCACGGGTGCAGGGCCAAAGTGCGGATGCGTGATGGTTTTGATGGTGTAGCCGCGCCACGGGCGCACGATGCGCCGGGCGTTGTCGTTGCGGGGCGGATAGCCGAGCGTCAGAACGATGGCGTCGAATGTGCGGCCCTCTAGCCGCCGGCGCCAATACGGCGTGCAAAGGCGGTATTCCTCGCCTTTGCTGCCTGCCTCAATCTGGTCGAAGTACGCCCGCTGGAGGGCAAGGTGGAGCGTGCTCATCTGGTCCCGTCCGCCTTCAGGTGAGCCGGTGCTGGAACACACCATTGATGCCCGGAGGGAGTGGGCCACCACTTGAGGATGGACTGCTCGCGGGCGTATCCAGAAAGGGAGTGTTGTTGCCTGCCGTAGCCTTGATGTAGTCGACCTCCACTTTGGCGCTGTCCACCAGGACGCGGGCCACATCGGCAACGGCACGAGCGCGATCGACATCCATCGGGTTCTCGCGATTGCGCAGGTCCGCAAGGGTGTCGAGAAGGTGCTGACGAACGGTGGTGATGTTGTTGCTCATGATTGCTTTTCCTTTGCCTCGCGGGCTATGCGGTTGACCTGGCGGGTGATTGCACCCTTGAGCTGCACGAGCTGCGCCAGCTCCGGGTCTCGGGTGCGGGGATGGTTGCGGTGCGCCAACTCGCCACGGCTGACCAGCTCAAGCGCATCGACGGTGATGCGGTCGCGGTCTGTGGTCTTGCGGCCGGGGAGGAAACAGACGACGAAGCCGGGAGGGATCGAACCATTCACCTCTTCCCACACCAGGCGATGAACTGCCTGCCAACGACGGACGGGAACCAAGGCCGGGTCATCTGTCACCTTGCGCACCAGGTAGCCGTCGTAGCTGATTTTTTCCGTCCCGATCGGCACATAGTTGTGTTGAGCTGCCCCGCGCATTTCGCCCTTCTTGAACTGCGTGCGGCGGGTGTTCGGGTGGTACCCGGTGCTGCCCTTTACGCCCTTGTTCCAGGGGGTGAGGCCTTTTGTGAAGCGCATGCCGTTGTCGCGTGAGCCATCAAGACGCCCAGCGTTTGGTCCGGCAAGAAATGCTTCCGACTTCTTCAGCCCAAGGGCTTGAGCCTTCGCATAGACGGACACCGTGGGGCGCTTGAGCGCCTGCGCAATGTCTTCGGTTTTGGAGTCGGCGTAGTTGATGCGCAGCAGCTCCAAATCTGTAGGAGACCAACGGTTGCGAGCCATCACAGGATCTCCGGCACGGTTCGCTCGCCTGCCGCACTTGCAACCCACGCCACTCCGTTCCAACGCGCAAACTGCGTGATGCTCTTGTGGTAGTGGTCGCTGCCCTGGATGTTCCAGACAGGCACGGGCACTCCACGCATCCACCGCTGAATGATTTCCCGGCCGATGTGCTCGACAAGCACGCCGGCGTCGTGGTCGCCGTGGGGCACGGGATTGTTCTGTGCGATGTACCAAAGAGCCGCGATGTACTCGTCGCTCAGAGTCATCAGCGTGGTTGTGTCGATGTTGAAGGTGATGGCGGTTTTCATGGTCTGTACTCGGTGAGGTTTAGTCGTCTCGGTCGCCGGCGGCACGGCGCTTCAGATCGACAGCGGGAAGGGTTGACCGACGGCGCAGACGAGGTGCCAGCGCTGCCGCTGCAGAAGCGACTGCCGCGCGCAACATGGGCGGCATGGCGTCGTATGGGGTGGTCAGATGGAGGAAGCGGTGCGCCCAGCGCACGTCGGCTTCCGTAACTTCCGGCTTAGCCATGGCGCGGCCCCCGCGATAAGAAGCCGGAGCACACGCCGTGGGCGTAGCAGACGGTGAAGAACAGCGAGGCGGTGAACATGCCCGGCTCGCCCGCCTGGTGCGTGATGTAGAGCCATGCAGGTTGGCCGAGCAAACCGGCCAGCGCGCCCCAGCGATGCGTGCGTGGTGCGTAGTTCTGCAGCGCCACGGCCACGAACGCAGTCAGCAGCATCCAGAGGTTGATGAAGAACGCGAGCATCACGCAGCCCTCCCGATCGGGCGGGCGGACCCGCTGCAGACGGGCATGCCCTGCGCTTCAAGCGCGCCCAGCACGTGCATGAGGGCGTCGATGCTCGACGTGGCGATGGTGTGTACCGACAGGCGTCGTCCGCCGGCGGCGATGCGAACCAGGAAGGTCTTCATGCCTGCACCTCGTCGGGCGAGGGGTACACGACAGCATCCCCGTAACGGAGGGACGTGCAGCCTTCCGCGAGGTGGATCGCCAGGTGCGACCTGCTGCCATCGTCCAACATGACCACGATCGTTTGACAGGCGATAACGCTTTTTCCGTCCGTGCTCTTGACGAACCTAACGGGCTCCAATTCGACGCGGGTGGCGGTGCAGAAAGAGGTGTGCAACATCTGTGACTCCTTTTTTCAGGCAAAAGAAGCCCCCCGCGCCTAGAAAGGCGCGAAAGCAGACGCGAGGGGAAGAGGGGTTAGAGAGGGGCCGTTAGCCGGTCAGCAGGTCGAGCTGGCGCGGATTCTCGGCAAAGAGGCGGGTACGGCCTGCAGGCAAGAAGGCCTGCGGGTTCGGTTTCATGCTGGGCGCGATAGTGCGCACGGCAGAGAGGATCGCGGCGCAGGTGTAGGCGCACTCCACGTTGGGGCACTGGAGATACAGCTCACGCGACAGCAGCGACACGGGGCGGCTGGTGCGAATCTGCATGCGCGCGGCGCAGTGTGGGCAGGTCAGTTTCATTGCGTGTTCTCCGGTGATACGAGCTGAAGTAAGCGGCGTTTGCCTGTCATGCGTTCGGCGGTGCGCCGGATGGACGCTTTAACAAGCCATTCGGCGGCTTGTTGCAACGTCGCTAGGCCCTGTTGCCGGCGCACGGTTTCTAGCGCTTCCAAGTCTTCATCGGTAAAGCCGATATCGATTTCCGGCATCTTTCCAGCGGCTCTTTGGCGCCTTCGATCAGGCGTGGTGTCGCTCTACAGTGGAATCACTGGCGAGCTGTTGTGCGACTTCCTTGAACAGCACGCGGCGCGCAAGCGCTGCGGGCTGTTCTCCGATGAGGTTTGCGAGCGAGATGAGGAACGCAAACTCGTAGTCGTCAAGGCGAATGGTGATGCGGTGGTCGCGCACCCGCTTCGGATCGGGATACATGTCTGTCTCGCTTGGTGTAAGTGCGGTCACGTTGCGTTGGTGAGACTGGAGTCACGGTCTGCCGCCATGCTGCGGATGATGAGAAGGCGGGCCAGATTGGAGTAAGTACGGCCTTCCTTCGCTGCACGCGCTTTCAGGTCTGCCATCTCTTCGGGCTTCAGGTTCACCAACACGCGCGAGCGAGCACCGTTCGGACAGCGCTCCCGTAGGGCTTCGGCAGTTGTCATGGGCGATAATCGGTTGTGAGTCAGTTGGATTCACAATGATTATCTTCGCGAACGCGAAGAAATACAAGGAAATTTCGAGATGTCGAATTCTAGCTTTGGCGACCGGCTGGAGGAGGAGCGGAGCCGCCTTGGTCTGAAGAAGGGGCAAATGGCGGACGCCGGCAAGGTGGCCCCTTCGACGTACACCAGCTATTTGCAGGGCGATCGGATACCCGATCTCAACGCATTGGTGGCGTGGGCGGAAGCTGGGGTCGACCCGCTTTACGTCGCTCTGGGCCGACGTATGCCGGACCTGCTGGCGCCGGAAGAAGAGATGATTCTGGCGGGATACCGCCAACTAGACGCACGTGGCCGCGCCGGCGTGCTCGGCCTTATTGGCGGCATGCAGGCACCTGCAGGCGCGTCGATTCGAGTCGGCGGCAATGTGGGTCAGTACTTTGAGGGCGACCAAACGGGCGCCGTCAACATCGACATGAGCGGTAAGGGGAAGAAGAAGCGCTAACCAAGAGCGGTGCGCGCGCGACACCGCCAGAAAGTGCAGGAAGTAAGCAGGCCCGCCACCCACATAACAATACGGCGGGCCTTTTGTTTTGGGGAGCGTTTCTGCAGGTGTTTTTCAAGGCCCGGCCGTGAGGGGGGGCCAATGACAACATCTGCCCATGCAAGAGAAGCAGCACATATCGGTTGAGGGGGATGCAGGTCTGGTTGTCGCTGGTGATGCCTCGCACGACGGCGCTACAGCTAACAACCGGATGAGCAACGTGATAACCATTCACCACCACGGCGTGGCAATGAACGATGGCAGCCCTCTCTCCTCGGAAAGCCGCATGAACACAACTGCGCCATGCGCTGGTTGCCCGGTCGCAATCCAGCAGGCGCGCACACGTAGGTGGCTGTTCGCTGCAGGCGCAGTTGCGCTTGTCGTGTGCGGCCTGGCCGCCTATGCATCAATCACGCGCGGGCCGGCGCTCGATCCAGGTCTGACGGTTCAAGGTGCCTTGTGCCACCACGATGGCAAAGCACACTCGCCCGGGGGCATCGCTCGCATGGCAGATAGTCAGCTCTACGTCTGCACGCCGCCGGCGTCGGGCGGTGTCGCGTTCTGGGAGTCTGCCGAGGAAGCGGCAAGGCGACGCAACGCCAGCTCGTGATACGCGGGCTCAAGCTCACATCCGACCCACTTGTGCCCGGCTTCCTTGGCGGCCACCAGGAACGTGGCTGACCCTGCAAACGGATCGCACACGACGCTACCAGGCGGCACCAGGCGCACCACCTCACGGGCGAGGGCCAACGGCTTCTCGGTCATGTGTTGCTTGGGGAAGGTCAGGCGTTCAGCGAACACGCCCGGTAGGTACACGTCCGCACCTGGGCGCATGGCGCCCTTCGTCGCCCACACCAGGAACTCCGCTTGCTGCGAGAAACCGCCGGCGCGGGGGCGTGCGCGCCCGGCGGTCTTGTCCCACACGGCCACGCCGCGCCAGACGTAGCCGGCGCCTTGAATGGCATCGGTGAGGCTCGGCAGTTGCCGCCAATCGGTGAAGCAAGCCAGGTAGCCGCCGTCCTTGGTGGCCCGGTACGCCTCGGCCAGCCAGGTCATGCACCAGAACGTCCACGATCGCTGGTCTTTGTTGTCGTGGTTGAAGTTGGCGTAGGCGTTGCGGGTGGTGTTGTTGATGTACTTCTGCCCGGGCGCCTGCGTGCGTGAACCGCTATGTAGGCCGCCCGACGAATACGGCGGATCGGTGAACACCAGGTCGATGGATGCGTCGGGCAGGTCGCGCAGGACGGTGATAGCGTCAGCGCGGTGCAGTTGGTTGAGCTGCGCGTGGGCGCGAGCGGTCGTGCTCATGGGTGGGGTCTCCACTATGCGAAGCTCGACGGCTCTCTGGTGCGGGGCGCTCGGCCCTCAGAACGTTCAACGCCCCGCAGCGGGGGCACTTGATTGATAGGCGCGTGTATTCACCTGCGCCCAGCTTGCGGTTGCATTGACCGCAACGGATGTCCTGCATGGTTGGCTGTTCCTGCTGTGCTAGGATGCCGGCGCCTCGCGAGGTGGCGCGGCCCTGGCCGTTCTGGCAGGTCCGATCTGCTTGAGCGGGTCGTGGTTGGTGCTCCAACACCTTCCTCGTCGCCGCGTCTTTTTCTCCGTCGCCGGCTCGATGCCGGCGTGCCCCTTGCGAGGCCCCTTCTTCATGCCCCGGCCATCCACCGGCCGGGCGCTTCCAAGGTCTGCAGCAGGATGCCGTGCACGCGCGTGGAGCGCACGCCGGTTCTGTTGTGGCGCACGAGGTCACAACACAGTGCGGTCGATTCCTAGGGCGTGCCTGCGTCCGTACCCGATTCTTCCAGCTTCTCGGGCTTGATCTCCAGCTCCAGCGTGGTCGTGAAGCCGCCGCTGTTCAGCCGATGGATGACGCGGCCGACCGACCAGGCGGTGTTGTCAATCTGCGGCTTCCAGCCGCGCACCTGGGCGTGGAGGGATGGAAACAGCTCGGCACGGCCGCGCGCCAGCGTGATGGTGAAGCTGGCCACGCCGCGTTGAATCTTGCGCCACTCGCCGCGCGCGGCGCGCTCGGCGTTTGCCTTCGACGCATAGGTGTGGCGCAACACCTTCACGTTGTCCGGGTTGGGCTGTGGCACCACTGTCTCCGGCTTTTTCTTCTTGCCCTTGCCGGTGTCCGGTTCCTGCTTGATCTTGGTGGCGTTGGAAGCGTCGATCACCACTTCGCCGCGCTGGCCGGCGCGCGTGTCCTGGTAGTAGGCCTTTACGCCGTTGTAGTTCTCGCGGTCTGCAATGCTGAAAGTGTGGGTGTCACCGGACGCGCGCGTGATTTCCACCTTGGGCAGCGCGATGCCGGATCCGCTGGTCGGCTCGCCGGCGGGGACGAACAGCAACGTACCGTTCTTGACGGTGGCGATCGCGTCGAACTCCTTCGCCAGGCGCGACAAGAAGTTCGCGTCTGACTCGCCCGTCTGGTCAACGTGGTCAATGACCTGGTTGGCGAGCTTCTTTCCGACCATCCACGTGAACTGATTGCGCAACGCGATCGCCTGCACCACGTCGCTCAAGGTCTTGCCAACGTAGGAGTTTTCTCGGCGTGTGGTGAGGCCGCCGTCCATCTCCGCGCTGCGTGCGCGGATGGTGAGCCGGTCAGGCGGGCCGGTGTGCTCCAGCTCGTCCACCTTGTACGTGCCCTTGTCCACCACGCCGCTTTGCGCCCAGCCCAGAGAGAGCGACAGGCGCACCCCTTTCTCGGGCAGGTCAACCATGCCGTCGCTGTCGTCCAGCTCGATGTCGAGCTGGTCCGCCTCGAACCCGCAGTTGTCGGTGAGCGTCAGCTCGATCAACCGGCCCTGAAAGCGTTTGGTAATGTCGGTCTTACCGACCTTGAGGGTGCAGATCGGGCGCGGCTCGCGGCCACCGGTCAGCAGCTCCTCGATCACAACAGCACCTTCGTGACGGCCGAGGCGATCTTGGAGAGCAGCCCGTCATCGACGCGGGTCAGCTTGATGGTGAAGTCACACACGCGGGCTGCACCGTCTTGGAAGAACACGGAGCGCTTCGTGTCCAGGCTGTCGATGACGAACTGCCCGTAGTAGCGGCCGGTGCCCTCAATAAGCGTGTAGGAATCGCCCGTGTCGCCCATGACTTCCAGCACGCCGAGCGTCCACTCGCCGCCGGTCAGCTCGGGCAGCAGTTTGCCGGTGAGGGTGATGGTTTCATCGTCGGGGCCGGTGTACTGGTGCGACGGCTTGCGGCCGACGCGTGGGTTGCCCGGGTGACGCCACCCGAGCTGGCGCTGCAGCTCTGCGTACGGGGCCGTGTCCAGGCTGAACACGAACAGCCCGAGCGCCATCATCATGATCAGTCCCTGTCGGTGTAGCGCGAGCGGCCACGCGCCGCGCGTTGGTTTTCGATCTTGGTCAGCTCGTCGCGCACTGCACGTGCGATGGCCTGCGGGTCGGCGCCTGCAGCCGGATACAGGTTGATGACGATCGGT